GCTGTAGTAGCAAATGCATATAAGTATTTACTAGCTATAGCTGCATTTACGTTTGGAACGAATATGTGATATAAACCTGCTGTATTATTCAAGTTAACATCAATTTCAGTAACTGATTGTGTAGCACTTAACTGTTCGTTAAATGAAGTAACACCTGCTCCAACAATTTCTGTTCCAGATGACACAGCAGAGTTTGTTGCTGTACCACTTGTAGCACTTAAAGATAAACCACCAACAAGAACTTCTCCTGCTGCTGTAGTAATACCAATTAAGGCTCTGTGAATAAAAAATTTAGTAGCTGTTACTAAATCGTCTGGGTGGTCTGTATTCAGAGTTCCCAATTCCACAAGAACATCGCCATCACCGTATGCTGTATCAGCAGCATCTGTTGATGCTAGAGTTCCCGCAAAAGATTGAAACTTGTGAGTTCCAAGTGCAACCAATTGTCCAGTTGAGTTAATATTAACTCCTGTTT